CTCTTCCTGCTACTAATATATATATAGGCTCAAGCGTAGCTCCTAATATTGGCAAACCTGTGGCTTCTTCTTTAATTGCAGTAGACGATTCAAATCCAGCTTTACCTAATTATGATATTACAATTGGTAATCCTACTCCAACCCAAACTTTAATACAGGGTCTTTTTTATGCTAATGTGGTTCATCCTTATGGCACAAACAATCTTCAATATGGAGAAGAATCTTTGTTAGGGCCAACTGGCGAAAACAATACTGCTATAGGATTAGAGGCTTTAAGGAACACTAGTACTGGAGAGTCTAACACTGCTGTGGGTGGATTAGCCATGACTAATAATCTTGGTGGCAATAAGAACGTGGCAGTAGGATATGGTTCATTAACCAACAACACTTTGGGAAATGATAATAGTGCTGTAGGGGAAAGTTCCTTACAACAAAATACTAGTGGAGGTTTTAATACCGGCATAGGAGCAGACGCAGGGAGAACTAATAATGGAAATTCCAATGTTTTTGTAGGCCATAGATCAGGTTCTGCTTTATCTGGCGATGAAAATGTCACGATAGGCGCTAGAGCGCTAGGGGCTTCCACAGGTGCTTCCACTCGAAATGTGGCTATTGGTTATATAGCTGGGGAGTCTGCAGCTACTGCAGTAGAGGACAATGTAATTATTGGTCATGATGCAGGTTTTGCAGTTCAAGGAGATGGCAATACAATCATTGGGAAGGGTGCAGGTAGGGTGTCTCAAAGCAACAATACCATCATAGGTTCAGGGGCAGCCCCTTTAGCTAATTTTGTAGCTGGAACAACAACTTGTGTAGGCACTGGATCTTTAGCTCAAGTAACGTCAGGAAGACAAAATGTGGCCATGGGTACTAGAGCAGGAGACATTTTGGATACTGGTGGGCGAAATGTATTTGTAGGAGAAAGGGCGAATTGTGTTAATGGAGGCGATGATAATGTAACTGCGATAGGCGATAATGCTATAGCTACAGATAGTAGCATAGCGTTAGGGTCGAGTTCACAAGCCCCTGTTATTAACGCAATTGCTTTAGGAAAACAAGCTGTTGCCAACAATTCTAACACTATTAATATCAATGTGAGTGGAGCGCCGGGGCCTGTAGTTAATGGTGGGCTTGTGGCTACCCCAGTAGGGACACCTCTTCCTCCAGCAGGTGTTGGCCCCGGGGATATGTATGTGGTTACAGGAGTTCAATTTCCTGGTTCTCCAGCAGGTGTTATATGTGATGTTGTGTGTATAGCATAACTTAAATTAAATTAAATGGATTCAATTAGAAAAATATCAGTAGGCGCTGACTATAAAACTAGTGCTATGCATTATATTGTAGATCAAGATGTCTTAGGAAATAAATACAAAGTTCATCATATTCAAAGAGATGAGATTAAAAAAAGCTATAAAGTGTATATTATTAGACCCAACCAAGAAGTTGTTTTATGGAAGGAGTTTAATGAAAGTATGCCAGTATCTGTAGAATATAACATAAACTTTTAACATGAAGTCTCCCTTTTATTTTATTGTTACCCCTAAAAATGAAGAGAGATACAACAACACTATAGATTGGGAGGGAGTCTCCTTTATTTCTAATACTTCTAAAGAGGAGGTGCGATTCTCTAATCGAGAAGCTATTGTGGTAGAATGCCCCACTGGTTATGATGGCCCCATTCAAAAAGGAGATATGTTGCTAGTTCATCATAATGTCTTTAAGTATCAAAATGATATGAAAGGGCGTGAAAAAAGTGGCAAGAGCTTTTTAAAAGACAATACTTTTTTTCTTGATGACACTCAATTTTTTGCTTACAAAAACCCTCAAGATAGTGGGTGGAAATGTCTAAACGATTATTGCTTTGTTGCTCCTATAAACAAAAAAGATTACTATATTGATAAACTTTCCAAGGAAGAACCATTGACCGGGAAAGTAAAATACACTAATTCTAACCTGATGGCTTTAGGGGTCAAAGAAGGAGATATAGTGTGTTTTGAGCCTCATAGCGAATATGAGTTTAATGTAGATGGAGAAAAGCTATATAGAATGTATACACGAAATATAACAATGGTGGTATGAAATCTGTAGAAATTAAAAAAAAGATTATTGAAGCAGGCTATGAAGCAGTAGAGCAGTTAATTAAAGTCGCTAAAGAAAATATTATTAAACCTGACCCGGAAGATGAACTTGCTGCAGATAGACTCAAAAATGCTGCTGCCACTAAAAAATTAGCTATCAATGATGCTTTTGAAATCTTAAACAAGATAGAGATGGAAAAAGAAAACATTGAGATGTCAGAAAAAAATATAGAATATAACACAACCCAAGGTTTTGCAGAGCGAAGATCTAAGTGAGATATATAGAAAACTACATGGAGTTGTACCTAAACAACTCGTTACTGTTCGCAATAAAAAGAAAGAATGGAAGTATGGATATGACCCTAAGTATGATATGGTCGTTATTTCTAAAGATGGAACAATAGGAGATATATATTTAATAAACCATTTAAAAATAGCTCTACCTAGTATTCCCAAAAAGTGTCATCGCAGAAGCAATGTGATTTCCAAACAATATTGGGAAGCTGAGGAATATCCTAAAGAGTTATCTCGTATAAAAAGCATTTTCCAATGGAATGAAATGCCTACCACTTTTAAAAATAAATGGGTAGATTATATTGAGGGCGAGTTTAACAAAAGAGAGAAAGGGTATTGGTTTATGAATAATGGCATCCCCACATATATTACTGGCGCTCACTATTCATATCTTCAATGGACAAAAATTGATATAGGTCTTCCAGATTTTAGAGAAGCTAATAGATTGTTTTTTATTTTTTGGGAAGCATGTAAAGCAGATGTGCGTTCTTTTGGAATGTGTTATTTAAAAATTAGACGTTCAGGTTTCTCTTTCATGGGGTCTTCTGAGGCTGTTAACAATGCTACTCTAGCTAAAGATTCACGTATAGGAATATTATCTAAAACTGGAGGAGATGCCAAAAAGATGTTTACAGATAAAGTTGTTCCTATTTCTAATAACTATCCTTTCTTTTTTAAACCTATTCAAGATGGAATGGATAAACCTAAAACTGAACTCTCTTATCGCATACCAGCCAGTAAGATTACTAAAAACAATATGCACCTTGTAGCCAATAGCGCTTTAGAGGGATTAGATACTACTATTGATTGGAAGAATACTTCTGATAATAGCTATGATGGAGAAAAACTTTTGCTATTAATCCATGACGAAAGTGGTAAGTGGTCTAAACCAGATAACATACTAAACAATTGGCGTGTTACAAAAACCTGTTTAAGGTTAGGAAGCAAAGTTATAGGAAAGTGTATGATGGGTTCAACATGTAATGCGTTAGAAAAAGGTGGCGATAGTTTTAAGAAGTTATATTATGACTCTAGTTTAGAAACACGCAATGCTAATGGACAGACGAAATCTGGGCTTTATAATTTATTTATCCCTATGGAGTGGAACATGGAAGGGTTTATAGATAGATATGGCATGCCTGTTTTAGAAACCCCTCCTCAAGAAGTGTTAGGTGTAGACAATGAATATATATATCAAGGGGCAGTAGAATATTGGAACAATGAAGTAGCCTCTTTAAAACATGATCCTGACGCTTTAAATGAATTTTATCGTCAGTTTCCACGCACAGAGTCTCATGCTTTTCGTGATGAAAGTAAATCATCTTTATTTAATCTTACTAAGATATATCAGCAAATAGACTATAACGACTCTTTAATAATAGAGCATTTTGTTACACGAGGTAAGTTTTATTGGAAAGATGGAATAAAAGACTCTCAGGTTATGTGGACACCAGACCCAAAGGGGCGTTTTGTGATTTCATGGTTACCTAAAGCTCCTTTACAAAATAGAGTATTAGTAAAAAAAGGGTTAAAGTACCCAGGCTCTGAACATATAGGATCGTTTGGTTGCGATAGTTATGACATCTCTGGAACAGTAAAGGGAGGAGGTTCAAATGGGGCGCTTCATGGAATGACTAAATATCATATGGAAGACGCACCTACTAATCAATTCTTTTTACAATATATTGCTAGACCTCAAACTGCAGAGATATTCTTTGAAGAGGTATTAATGGCTTGTGTGTTTTATGGGATGCCTATTCTTATTGAGAACAACAAACCACGACTCTTATATCATTTTAAAAATAGAGGATATAGAGCCTTTTGTTTAAACAGACCTGACAAACACAAAAACAAACTTTCTATGACAGAAAAAGAACTTGGTGGTATTCCCAATAGTTCAGAAGATGTAAAGCAAGCTCACGCTGCTGCTATAGAAAGTTACATTGAAAAACATGTGGGCTTGGATATGGATGGGCATTATAGGCAAGAACACGAAATGGGGACAATGTATTTTACACGCACCTTAGAGGATTGGGCTAGATTTGATATCAATAATAGAACTAAATATGATGCTAGTATTAGCTCTGGTTTAGCCATAATGGCCAACCAAAAGCACCTGTATCAACCTGAAGTTCAAAAACAATCAAAAATAAGCGTTAACTTTGCAAGATATAGTAATAAAGGTAGTATAAGTCAATTAATGAGATAATGGAACAAATAAGCATTCAAATAACCCCTAATGGATTTCCTAGTCAATATGTATCAGACTCAGAGAAAAAGACAGATGAGTATGGTTTACAAATTGGACAGGCAATTCAATATGAGTGGTTTCGTAAAGATGGAAATCAATGTAGATTTTATAATCAATGGAATGAGTTTTATAGGCGTAGGCTATATGCTCGTGGAGAGCAATCTATAGCTAAATATAAAAACGAGCTTGCAGTAGATGGAGATTTATCCTATTTGAATTTGGATTGGACACCAGTTGCCATACTTCCTAAATTTGTCGATATTGTGGTTAATGGTATGTCTGATCGTTTATTTGATGTTAAATGTCAAGCGCAAGATGCTTTATCTTCTGAGCATAAAAATGCGTATCAAGAAAATATTGAAAGGCAAATGATATCTAAAGAGTTTTTGGGGTCACTCCAAGAAACTTTTAATGTTGAGCTTTTTACAATGGATCAAGACGAATTACCTGCCAATGATGAAGAGTTGAGTTTATATATGCAAATGAACTATAAACCAGCTATAGAAATTGCTCAAGAAGTTTCTATTAATACTTTATTAGAAGAAAACGAGTATTTAGATTTACGAAAAAGATTAGACTACGACCTTATGGTGTTGGGTATTGCTGCATGCAAACAACACTTTCTTCCAGGAGCAGGAATTAAGATAGATTATGTTGATCCAGCTAATATGGTGTATAGCTATACTGAAGACCCTTATTTTAAAGATTGTTTTTATTGGGGCGAAATTAAAACAGTAGCAGTTACAGAGCTATTAAAAATAGACCCTACATTAACGAATGATGATTTAGAAGAAATAGCTAAATATAGCCAAACATGGTATGACTATTTCAATGTAGCCCAATGGTATCAAAATAGTATTTTTGCCAGAGACACAGCCACTTTATTATATTTTAATTATAAGACTACACAAAAGTTTGTTCACAAGAAAAAGAAGCTTGAGAATGGAGGAGAAAGAGTCATCGCCAAA